AAGCCTGGGTTTGCATGTCCATGGCAATGCGTTGCGCAGCATCACCCGCCTTTTGCACTCCGGCCATCGCCTGCTGGCCTTCTTCAATCGCAAAGTTCTTGGCTTGCGGCGCATTGAATTGCGCCATCGGCAGCGTGTTGGTTTCTACCGTGGGCTGGTCATAGCGTGGAACGGTGGCCATAAATTTCCTTATTTGATGGTGCCGGTTTTGTTCATGGCGTACCAGGATTGCGCGACGTTGCCAGCGCTGCCGATCAGCGTGGAAGTTGCTGCGGCATTGGGATTGATTGAGTCAGCAGAAGCCGATGCCATCAGCGCGGTATTCGACGCATTGACGCCTTGCGTGCGATAACCCCAGGCCGAGCGGATTGCGTTGGCCTCGATGGTGTTCTTGTCGATTTCCGTCATCAGGTCGGTCGTTGCCTGCACTTCGACCGCATTGCCTTCGCCGAGGTCGATACCGTTGGCAGCCATAGCCACCCGTTGCGCTGACTTGATCTTTCCAGATCGTAACGTCAGGTTGCCGACTTGCTGCTGGCCTTGAAACAGGACAGACTGCGCCGAGCGTTCAGCCATCCGCGCGTTGATCTTGCTCATGTCGGCCTGGAAGTTAAGCGCCGACTGGTTGGCCTTGGCCTGGGTGCGTGCCAGTTGCGCGCTGCCGATGGCACCGATGATCGAGGTGGCAATGCTGGCGTAGCCGAAAGCAGAGGACGCGCCAGATGCTGATGCGCTTGCAGTCGCTGGCCCGTCAGGCGTGAGCAGTGAATTGTAGTAAGTCATGGCTTGCCCCAAGGTAATGGCAGCAAGTTACCGCCGCCATTCCTTGATACGCGCACCATATCGAAGCGATATAATGAAACCAACCCAACGCAATCGGAGCAGGTTATGGAATACGCGAAAGTAGAAACCAAGTTCGGCGCGCTTTACCATGAATGCGACGGATTGAAAGGTGATGGCGTTAAGCGTGGATATGGCCGCGCGATAGACGAAATATGCAAAGAACCGGGCGACGTATGGACTGCTGGCGGGTATGAATACGCCAGCCCCATTAAATTCTGCCCGTTCTGCGGTCTAAAACTGCCCGACTAATTAACCACCCATCGCCACCTCAAGCGTCAGCGCGGCCACGGTCAGCGGCAGCGGATCAACTTGCCGCACCACCACCTTGCCGCTATCTGCCCAGGCTGGGGTTAGCATCACCTGTATTTCCTCAGACTTGAGCGCAGGCGGCGAGCCATAAGCCTCGGTCGTCCGTTGCTTTGCCTCGGTCAGCTTATCTGTTGATGGCCCGACAAAGATGCCGCTCGAACGATAGACGCGCAGCCATGCCTTGTTGACGTTCTTCGCACGGCCTTGGCCAAAGGCAGAGTCGATCTGCATGGCCACCGGCAGGGTTTCCAGATCCGCTGTAATCGGCAGACCGATATGGACCTTGCTTGCCGCCTGATCGAGCGTGATTGCCCCGGATGTAACCACCCGTTGCGGATGTACCGCCCCGTCCGCCAGGATGCTGACCGTCTTGCCTTCGAGATGGCCCAGCCCGCTGATCGTTGTCGCCGCTGCACCGTCATACGTCAGCCCGCAATCGACAAAGAATGCATCCTCTTGATCGACAAACTGCCGTGATGCCATGCGCTCAACCGTGCGCACCGTTGCACCGTTGATGGTGCGGCGCACAACCACATAAAGCCGATCCTCGCTGCCTTCGGCAACCACCGCGCAGGACTCGAACACGCCATCGGTATCATGCTGGTGCCAGGCACCGATCTGTTGTTCTGGTACATAGGTCAGACCGAGCAACTTACCATTTGATGAAGTGAACCAGACAATCGGATAAGGTGCCTTGGCATAGGCCATATCCATGATGTCCAGGTTATCGAAGAGATGCGCCGAGCGGATAGACAAGTCGCCAGAGATAAAGCCATTGGCCTGCCAGTTGTAGCCCAATTCACGCGCATGGCCACCGCGGGCGGCGCCATAGATCAGCGAGTTATTGACCACCACCGGCTGCACGTTGCTGGCGCCAACATAGGACTGCGGGCGCACGCTGATCGTGTTCGGCGTGATCGCATCGCTATTGACCGAGGAAACGCGCCATTCGGCATCAGCCGTCAGCAGTAGCAACTGCGTCAGCGGAACGACATGGCGGATGGCATTGGCTTCACGCGAGGCAACACGAAAGGAGATCCGGTCGTCATCCTTGATCGGCAGCGAATAGCTCATGTTGCTCTCGGTACCGCTCTTGGTCATCAGGATATGCTGCGGTTTGTTGATCGTGCCAGCAAAGCATCGGCGCTGTTCGAAGTAGGACACGGCAGCCGGGTAGTCGCCGGATGCGGCCATCACCGGGTCATAGGTTGGTGGCGTTTTGGACAGGTCGGCAGCAATGCTGTTATCGATCATCGACAGACCTTCAGTTCTTCCGATGTAGCCGTACACTCCGCCCTGAAACTTGTAAACGTTGTAGCGCAGCGCGCCAGCAACTGCTGACCAGGTGATCTCATTGGTGCAGCCGGTTTCAAACAAATTGCTTGATATTCCAATCGTGCGCAGCGTGCCACCAGAAACATAGGTGCCGAATGCCGTAGTGTCGACAGGTGTTCCCGCACTGTTTTTCAGGGTTATCGTGTCGGCAGTCGGGACGCTGTTGACGAAATACTCTACCCCGTTGATCTCTGTCATCCCGACGACACCAGAGATCGCGACGTTCTTGCCAACCACCAAACCATGCCCGACTACCGTAATAACCCCTGGCGAGGCCTTGGTGATGCCGGTAATAGCTTTTGGCGTAATTCCGGCGCCAACACTGGCCGGCGACTCACTGATCCCATCAGCCGCAACGGCAGTTACAACGTATTTGTAGACATATTTCGCAGTGGTCAAACCTTCCGTTGTTACGGCAATGGCCGTTGGCGATGTAATAGACGACGCAAAGTTGATCGTCGTCAGCACCCAACTGAGCGCACCTGTTCGGCGCAATTCACGCGGCGCATGATTCGGATGCACCAGGGTCAAAACGTCCGCCGACTGCACGTAATGGATGTCGAACAGATCCGCCTCGGCAAACGGATTGACCACCTCATACGCCACACCCGGCGAGGATTCGAGCGTGGCGCCATCCGTATGGAAACGGAAATAGCCGGCGCCGACCTCGATCATCATCGTTTGCGTGGTCGAGTAGGTGAAGGGGATCAGCCGTACTTTCTTGGTTGAATCCTTGACCGCCCGCACAAATTCAAACCCTGGACGATTCTCGGCCGGGCCTTGCGGCTTGATCAGGAAGTTGCGCGCAGTCGCCAGGCCGGTCTGATACTTGACATCATCGACCCGGCCAAACATTTCCGGACTCACTTCTCCGCCCGCAAAAGCGCGTTGCAGCGTTTTGACATTGGCCATATCAGCGGTCCGCCATCCATGCCGGCGTGTGCACCGGTGTCACCTTGCGCTGATTGGCATCCTCTACCGCAGCGCGCGTCAGGAAACCCTGTGCCGTGGCCAGGCAGCGCTTGGCTTCAGCAGCACCCACATCGCCCTTGAGGATAGGACCGGCCAGCATCGAGGCCAGTTGCCAGGACAGCGCCATCGTAAAGAGCGGCGAGAACATAGTCGTATCCGTCACCAGTGCGATATAGCGCAGGCTGGCATCCTCGGCATTGCTCAAGATCAGCGGCGTACCATCCGCCGAGCATTCAAATTCGTGGTCAGCGCTTTCCGCATCCGATCCGGCGCCCACTGGCAGCACAGAAATGATCTTGAGCGCATCAGCCGGTTTGGCATAGGCGTATGACCATGACCAGGTTTCGACATCAAGCTGCGCCAGTTGCGCACGGCGCGTGGCGAACTTCCAGTTGTGCAGTTCCAGCATGGCATCACGCGCTATCGGGTAGAACGTTGCGCAATGCTCGGCCTGGGCCGATCCTTCTGGCGGGTCAATACTCGCCACCGTTGCCGTGTCGCCCAAATGCGCCAGCGCCAAATTACAGATTTCAATTACCGAAGCCATGCCGTACCCCTAAAAAAACAGGGAGCCGAAGCCCCCTGTGTATCGCTTCCAGCGTGAAAGCTAATCCGTCACTTTGCCGAAGCAGCATCGTCCTTGGGCTTTTTGTCCTCTGCCTTTTGAGCAGGAACAAACCAAGTCGCTTTGCTGCCATCTGGCATGTCGAACGTTTCGCCTGGCTGACGCAAGCGCCGGCCATCAAATCCCGCCTTAGTTGCTGTGACTTTCATAAATCACCTATTAGGTAATTTTCGGGCTGTCAGGGTAAGCAGTGTTCTGCTGTACGCCGGTCACGACTTGCGCCGAGAACTTGCCAGCGGTCAGCGGGCCAGTTGCAACGGTGTAATAGACGCGAACATAGCGACGGTGCTTGTACGGCATCGGGATCAGGATCTGGTAGCCGGCCACCAGCGTTGCTTTGCCGATTGTGGTGGTTGCATAAACGTCAGCGAATGACGAGTTATCGGCCGAGTCTTGCACCGAGAACACAACAGTCGCAGCACCCGCAGCAGTTGCCGCTTCATCAACGGTAATTGCCATCACCACATTGTCGTTAAGACCAGAGTTAGGGTTGGCCTGGCCGTAGTCGATAACGTCGGTCGATGCTGCCGTAGCAGTAACCGCTTGCTCGTTAGAGACTTGCAGAAGTTTGTCGATATACATTTTGCGATTCCTTATATGGAACCAGGGGCCGTAACCCCCGGCATTGGTTAGACGACGCGGGCTTCGGTGCCGAGCAGCGCATCAACGCGACGGCAAGGAACACCGTCAAAGGCCACCACCGGCTTGCCGCCAACTTGTTCCATGGTCAGCGTGGCAGCGGCGACCTTGTTGGTGATCTGGCGACGGAGGAAGCTGCGGATCTTGCGCGGCATGTAGAACACGGCACGGCCCATGCTGACGTTCGGCAACAGTTCGACGGCCTGGGTCATCAGGTCGATCAGGTCAGCGCCAGACGCGGCATTCTTGGTCAGGTCGGACATATCGATGTTGGCGATACGAACGACATAGCGCCAGTCGCGCAGGGTCAGACCGTTGTCCCACTTGTAGTGGGTGCGATAGCCTTGGTAACGGCCACCAGCAGCGTCGAGCAAAGTATCTTCGCCCAGGTCACGCGACTGCAAGCCAGCCGGCGAACCTTTCGGGTAGATGCCGTGGCAGGTGTTCGGACCCCAGCAGATCAACCAGATCGAAGCGTTGTCAGAGCCAGTGCCGCCAGCGTCGACAATGTTCATGCCGTTTTCAGCAGAGAGGCTAGAGTAACGCGGTGCCAGGCCGGTAAATTTTTCCGGGTCAAGCGATGCGTCACCGTAGAACAAAGTGCTGGCCATCGTCTGATTCAGACCTTCGATGAAGGCGCGATCTTCGGACAAACGCCAAGCAGCAGAGTTGCCGTTCAGGTCAGCCAGTGCCTTATCAACTTCGGCGTAGGTTTCGAGCATGCCGAGCGCATCCTTGACGGACACGGTGCGGGATTTCTCGGGCTGAACACCGTAGTTCAGCTTGCGCCAGGTGCCAGCAGGCAGGCCAGAGCGGATCGTGGTCTTGTGTTCGGTGAAACCGTTAGCTTCGATCATGGTCATTTCGGCCAGGATCTCGTTGGTTTCGTTGAGCATTTCGACGATGTTCGGATCGATCTTGCCATCAGGACCAAGGCGGGCAGCGATGTCGGCCAGGGTAGGGTTGGTTGTTGCGAGAGTTGCCATTTAATTAGCTCCTTAAGGATTCATGTTACTTTTTGAGTACAGGTTCTGCGGTGTTGCGGCACTGCTTGCGCCGCGACCACCAAGAACAAAACCGTCCTCGCTGATTGCCTTGCCAGCACGGACCATGAACCGGATAACGTCCGGATGGTTTCCCATGCCTGATTCATTGAGCAGCGTCACTAACTCAGGTGTACCGAATGCGTCCAATGCCTTCTTTGCTGACGCCAGCGATTCAGTCAGCTTTTCGCCACCGAATTCCTTGTCAGCCTTTGAGCTTTCAGCCCATCCGTTACGAATCTCTTCAATCTGTGCCGCCTGCTTTTCAGCCATGGCCGGCGCCATCTTGTCGAGAATCTTCTGTGCCGACTCCTGCGGCAGATTCAATTCCTTGGCGACTTCCGAATACGCGGCCAAAGTTTTAGGGTCAAACTCGTAACCCTCGGCTGGCGTGAATTCGTAGCTTTCCGGCGCGGTTGCGACGGCAGGCTTCGCTTCGGTTGGTGCTGCGGGAGTAGCTGCTTGCTGCGTTGCCGCAGTTTCCGGGGTTGCTGTTGCTTCCGGGGTTGCTGCGGCCTGCGGCTGATCAGCGGGATTGGTATTTTGGCTGTCAGTCATTAGGGTTTCAGTGGTCATGGCTTTTTGCTTTCGTTGATCATCTCGACATAACGATTCATGCAATGAAGCTCTATCAGAGACTTTTGATAACCGGCCTCAACTTGACGACCAGACATAAAACCCATAGTCATGGCGTTCGTGTTGAAAATTACGGTATCTAACAGACCTCTTTTGAACACTCCGCGCATAAATCGGCGTCCTCGCTTATCGCCCATTAGCCATTTAAGATCATCTATTTCAACCTCATGCGCGAGCTTTGCCTTGTCGCTGTTGTCAGCGATGGCACGCTCTTGAGACTGAATATCGAATGGGTCTGAATGGTTCATGCTGGCAATTTATGCCGCGCCAATCGTGGTACGCGCACCTATCGGTGCCGTCGACGCCTTGCGCGAATGACCCATTCGCTATCGTTTGCCGCCCCAGCCGACGAATTAAACTCAAGCCACGAAACCTTGACATCACAAGGCGTCGAGTTGGTATCAAACTGAAGCCAGCTTACTTTGACATCGCAGGGGGTAGCTTGCGTGTTGAACTGGAGCCATGCGACTTTGACATCGATTGAGCCGCCTGTGCTGATCGATGCTTGGTTTCCATAGGCTGTTGCCTGACCAAGATTAGTATTGATAGTCGCCGCTTGGCTGACAGTAGCCGCATATCCAGAAGCCGACGCTGTGCCTACGTTGCAGTCGATTGTGACGCCAGCAGGCGCACCCCCTGCCGTGAGAGCTAGGAGGAGAGCCATTTAGTTAACCGATTTCTTTCCAGTTGATTGCAGCAGCAATCGTTGCGCCAACAGTTGCTGTTCCTGTCAACGGGCCAGCAGCTAGGCATAGAACACTTGGCCCTGTGATGGCGACAGTGCCTGCTGCGTTGTATCCCATAACGTTAGCGTTGTCGTTCATGGTCTTTAGATCAAATGTATATGTACCAACTGCATTGGGTATGATGGAATTCCAGACAGCCGTACCAGTTACTGCCGTAGCTGCTGTGGCGATAGTGTCAATCGTCGTTAGTGACCCACCAGGGGTGGTGGCAAATGTTGCCCCGGTATTTGGTGTTGGCAGCATCAACAAAGCAACTTGCAAAGATGTTGCCCCGGTTGAAACCACAGCCACTGTGATGGACACAGAAGTTGGGATAACCTTGGTGCGCTTGGTCAAATCGTTTGTTGATGCAGCACGCAATGACAGCACTGGATACAAACCAGCCGCAGTGCCACCCACTTTCCCTGTGGCCCCGCTGTTACCGCCAAAGTATTTCCATCCACGGAAGTCGCCTACATCACCCTCTTGCAGAACACAGACATTGATTAGTGTCAGCTTACCCGCTTGTGCAGTAATACCAGTATTAAAGACTTCAGCGCGAACCGGCAAAGAACCAGTACGACTCCATGCTTGAGTTAGTGCATTAACGCTTACCATCTCATGACACCAGACAACACCTTCTGTACCAGTCTCAAAACCAAAGCGGATAGTACCAACTCCTAGCCACTGATATTCAACCACCAGATGCTGTGCCTTAGTCCAGTCTAACGTGATACCAGAAGCACCGGTTCCATCTAATTTATCTTTGTTCCAGTTAGCCCGAAGAACACGTTCCTCTGCACCAGCAGCACCTGTAGTCATATAGCGACGGACAAAACTCAGTGCCTGCCCATCCGCTTCTATATAGAAACCATCACCCGCATTACTGGGGAATGTACCCTGATCTGTAAATGAACCGACGCGCATACGGACATTGGTAACTAGCTCGTTAAAGTTGAACGTGAAGCGCAACAAGGTGCTAATACCCGGAGCGTATTTAACATGGTTGTAAGACTGAATCCAGTAACCTGAACCGTTTGTCAGGAGAGAGCTAAGGTCTTGTCCATACAAGTTTGCAGTAAGCGCAACAGTGCCAGAGGCAACAGCGGTACTCTCCCAAATTGTCGTTGCGCCAGAAGTTAGTTGTGGGCCAAAAGTAAATTCAAAAGCAATGCGTGGTTCAGAAACACGTACTCGGTTAAAGCTATCAACAGTAAAGTCATCGTTGTTAAAACTAACGGTTAGCGGATTCTTTACTGCTACGTTCAGCGCGGAGTAGGTAGCGTCAGCGTTTACGCCGACCAGTGTGGTATCAAGTGCCATCGTTCATTCCTCAGTCTGCCCAAACCCACCGCACTTGATATGTGCCGGAGAGCTTTTGCGTTGATGTTCCATAAATAGTAAAACCCGTTGAAGCCGTAGGGGTTCCACAGGTAAGCCCTGTCAGTGCAGCGAAGTAGCGATGATCCTGTGCGGTGTGTGATCCGGTCGTATCGTCAGCCATAATGAAAGCGTCTGTCTTTGACGTAATTAGGATAGAGGTCTGCCCTGTCACTACAACAGATGCCTCGTTACTTCCTGCGCCAAAGTCGAGAATAGCAGTGCCGGTTCCGGTACTCATGCGCTTTCCAATTCAACTGAGAGTGAACCAGAGGTGATTAACGCTATCTCACCGGCTGTTAGATTCACTTGGTATGTTGTGTCAACTGTGGTCAATGTTTGAGTAATAGTTCTGACCACAGTTAGGTCAGGGCGAACTAACCGAACAATCACTGAGTTACCAGTTGTACTTGCTGCCCTGAAGCTAATCTGCTGCGATGCAGACCCCGGATATTGAGTAGCATTCAAGTCGAGCTTACAGACCGAACCAAGTGTGTTGGTGTAGATGTAATCCAGATCGTCAGGGGTTACTTCGTCGATCATTGCGTACAGGGAGCCGGGGGTAGAAGGAACCCAAGCGCCTGCGCTTATGTCCGATGACGGGCGACCGATGGTTGGAACTGTGCTGCTAATCGTTGCCGTATAGCCCTGCGCAATCGCCTGGCCAAGATAAGCAGCCAGTGTTGCATTCGCAGTGATCGTTGCCGTCTTGCCCGTAGCACCCGCAGTTCCGAGTGCGCAGATGATCGTTACCGGCGTCGCCCCTGTGTTGAGCGTTACAGTGGTTTGCGACCCTGTCGCGACACCATCGACATATAGTTGATACTGAAACGAGTCAGTCCCATCGCTCAGTGCAGTGTATTCAAAGCTGGTATCTTCGTAGGCAAGCAGGGTGCCGTTCGTCGGCCACGTTGTAATTCGGCCACAAACTTCCTTGGTGTTGTCCTCTGGAAAAGACAGGTCGTTATAGACGTATCCCGCCCCGCTATAACCCGTCGAAGGGATGTCCGAGCCGAGGATACCAAGACTGCCGACACCATAGACATGCGCGCCGGGTATCTGGGTCGCGTCGTGGCGATGGCTCATGCTGCGGTGTATTTCTTAATGCCGACCGCAAGACCATCCGTGCTCGATGTGACGAGAAGATATTCAGTTGCAGCCGTCAGGCCGGCACTTGTTAGTGATAACACACCAGAGCCATCTGTCGCCTGACTCGTCCAGCTTGCCGCAAGCGTCATGTCAGATAGCTTCAGCGCAGATAGTTTCGGAACGGTAATTGCCGAAAGAATGGTTCCTGTATTGTTCTTAAAAACGTCTGTGGTAATCGTTGCCGAACCGGATGATGTCACCGTGGCTAACTTGCCAGATGCAGCAGCACCACCGACTGCGCAGGATATAGTGACAGCACCACCGACTGAAACCGTTGATTGATGCCCCGACGCTGTCGCTCCACCCATCGAGCAGGCAATAGTGACTGATGCAATGATTGCAGAGGCGAGGCCAGACGCAGTGGCAGTACCGAGGTTTCCAGTGACGGTGTCACCAC